TTAGGTAATTTAGTGCATGAAGATATACAAAATTCTCTTACGCGCACACGTAATAGAGAACTATATAATAGAGATAATAATAGAGATTCTCTATTAGAAAAAGAAATTAATAATAAAGAAAAAGAAACTGAGTTTTTAGTTGAAGGTGAGATTAAAATCGAAGAATTAAATGTTAGAGGTTTCTATGATATTGTTGCAAAGAAGGGTGTGGATAAACAACAAATTTATTTATATGATATTAAGACGTGTGGAGGTTGGTCTTGGAAGATGAAATTTGGACGTAAAAAACAAATTAACACGAGCATACACTATGAGTTGCAGTTAGGAACTTATGGTTATGCTATACAGAAAGAGTTCGGTCAGTTAGATGGTATGTATCTTTATTACTACAATAAAGATGATTCACAGATGAGAGCTGTTGAAGTTCCATTGACATATGTATCAAGAGCATATCTTTTCTGGAAGAATATAAACGATGAACATAAACAAGGATTACCTGACTTTAGAGTTGGAGTTTCACCTGTCCAAAAGTGGCAGTGTAACTATTGTCAATTCAAAGAGCATTGTAATCCGCCAAGATAGGAGAGTGAAAATGAGTAAAACAACACAAAACACATTCATGAAACTCTATAAGACTGATGTAAGTAAATATATTGAGAAAAAAGGTCAATTTAATTACTTATCTTGGGCTAATGCAGTAGCAGAGCTGAAAAAAGCTTGTCCAACTGCAAGGTGGGGAGTAACGAAGGCAGAGGATGGTTCACCATTCTTTAAAACGGAGTGTGGTTACTTTGTAGATGTATGGGTTGAGGTAGATGGTGTATCACTATCACAAATTCATCCTGTACTCGATAATCGAAATCAATCGATTGAAAAACCAGATGCGTTTCAAATCAATACAAGCTTACAAAGAGCTTTAGCAAAAGCAATAGCCTTGCATGGATTAGGATTGTATATCTTTGCAGGTGAAGATTTACCAGAGCCTGATGCTTTAACTCCAGCTGAAGAAAAAAGTCTTTATGATTTAGCAAAACCTTTAGGTAAAAAGTTTGTTGATGATTTAAAGAAAAAAGCAGATAGTATGGATTTGAATGCACACAACTATGAAGCTGTTATAGAAAAAGTACAAAACATGATAAAAGAGAAAGGAGAAAAATAATGGCAGACGTAAATGATATGTTCAATGAGGTAACAAAAGAACAGAGCTTTTATGCAAAAGGCAAAAAGAAAGAATTTACACCATATGGTAAAGGTGAGTATTATGGTCACATTACTGATGTAGATTCTAAAGTTCTTGATGTTAAAGGTGGTCAGTATAAAGCTCGATTATATACATACACAGTTCAAGTAGATGCTAAGAACTCAGAAAAAGAGTTTTACTATGAAGGAATAGATGGTAAGCCTACTAAAACAAGTGGCTCTGTATATGTTGGTGGAAAATTCAGAGGTAAACTTTGGAGGTTTTTAGAGCCAGGAAAAGATGATACTTTTGAATCAAATGCTAATGGTAATACGGGATATTTAAAATTCTGTGAAACTATTGGTGTTGATTGTCCTACTGAAACAAGAACAATAGATGGTGAAGATGTTGAGGTTCAGCTTCTTCCAAATTTAACATCTGATTTAATGTTAGGTAAACCTGTAATCGCTTTTGTTGATAAAGGTAGACCATTTAAAAACAAACAAGGTGTTGAAACATTCTTTTGGGATTGTAAGTTCTGTAAGAAATGGGAAGGCGGAACTAAAAAGGATATAAATACTGGAGATGGTGATATACCATTTTAAGTGTCGGATAGTGTAGATGCGGAGGTTTTTGTAATGTCAAAGTTTAGAAATACCTCTGCATTTATACGAAGAATTGTGAGATGTGCAATGGAGCAAAACATCGGCGGCAGGTAGGAAAAATAAGGGAAAATGAAGTGAGAAAATTTAAAGAATTGACTGATAAGGAAAAAAAGGAGCAAATTTCAAGCTTATTTAAAAATATAGAAAATATGAATATTGATTTTATTCAAATATTTGACAATGCTATTGAAAAAGACGTGTGTAAGAGATTTGTAAATAAGTTTAAGGCTATAGATAAAAATGGCGATACCTATGATGGAAACTTAGGCTCTGAAAGAATTGTTAACAAGGATAGGAAACTTAGTAGGGATGTTAGTCTTTCTAAGTATTATGATGATGAGCTTGACAGTTTGTATAAAATAATGCTAAAAGCTGTTATGAGTTGCGTTTATTCATATCTTGTAAATGTTGGGTTTTTTGGCATAAGTTTTGTTGGTATGAGAGGAATGGATTTAAAGAGATATGTTCCAGATGAGCATATTCCTAGATTTCCAAAAGATATTGCTCTTGCGAGTGCAAAGCTTAGAAAATATGAAAAAAACAAAGGAGGTTACTTTGTTCCACATTATGATAATGAAGGAGACCTAAGTAGGAGAATTGTAGCTGTTGTGATATATTTAAATGATATAAAATATGGTGGAGAAACATCTTTTCCAGTTTTAAAAAGAAATATAAAACCTAGGATTGGAAGAATTGCTATATTTCCATCTTATTTTACACATATACATTATGGTAAAACTTCACCTCAAGATAAATACGTTATTGTTGGTCACATAGAAAGTTTTAGAGATGTTGATGAGATAAATTCACTTAAAAAGCAATTAGAAAAAGAAAAGGAGAAAAACAATGGGTAGAGCAATAGATATGGAAAATGACATTTTTAAATTAAAACAACAAGTTGAAAAACTTGAAAATACTATAAGAGGTATGGTATCAAAGCTTGATAGCCTTGATGAAAAGTCTAGTAAAACAGAACGTGTTGATTTAGTTGAAGAAGTTGGAACTGAAATAGAAGATAATAAGGAGAAAAATGAAAAAGAAAAAACCAACGATAAAGGAAATAATAAAAGTGGTAAACAATCTAATGATAGGCTTGGAAAATCTAGCAAAAAGAACGTATAATATAGAGTTTGTTTTAGATAACTATCATGAGTGGAAAAATGAAAAAAAGGAATTTACAGAGTACCTTAATGAAAAAGCTAAAGAACTCGCTAAAAACAGAACTAGCGATAGTGTATCTGACAAGTGATGATACAAAGTTTTTAGATGAATATGAGGCAGTCATATATGAGTCTTCTTTAGATGAAACAGAAACCACAAATAGGAGGTGGATTGAAATGAAAACAAAGATAGCAGAGATTGTATGTGAAATATTAAAGGAAAAACAATGGGGTATCTTCTTTAAAAATGAGCCTGTACAAGCTTTGCCAGTTCAAGATAGCACAATGGTTTATAAAGTTAATGAAGTAAAACAAGATGAGCTGTTAGATGCAATTGAATATAAAATGGAAAGGATAGATGCATGGCAAAATCATCAGGCCGAAAAAGAGCAAAATCCGATAACCAAAGAATCATCGAATGGTATGAAGCAGACCTTGAGCAATACAGAGGAATGATTGGAGAATATACTATTCATAATACTTTAGTTACAGAAGAGCTAATAAAGAATACTGAGAAAAGAATAGAAGAACTTAAAGAAAGAGAAAAGAGGTGGAATGATACTGTTAGGAAATTGCTACGACAAGATTGATGAAGTATTTCCCGATAGTATTCAAACAGTAGTAACAAGTCCTCCATATTGGGGACTCAGAAATTATGATAACGATGAACAGCTTGGTCAAGAGTCATCGCCTGAGATTTTTGTCTCAAATTTAACAAGATTATTTAGTAAAATTAAAAATGTCTTAAGGGACGATGGGACTGTTTGGGTAAATATTGGAGATACGTTTTTTGGAGCAAAAGGTGGTCATCACGATAAGAACAGCATTACAAATGTTGATACTGGAATAGAATACAGACAAAAAAGAAAAGCGCCGCCAAAACACAAATACTTAAAAGATGGAGATTTAGCAGGAGTTCCTTGGATGTTTGCAACTGAAATGCAAAAACAAGGGTGGTATCTTAAGCAAGATATTATATGGCATAAACCAAATCCAATGCCTGAAGCTGTTAATAATAGATGTTCAAAGGCGCACGAATATATATTCTTATTTACTAAAAAGAAACAATACTATTTTAATGCTGATGCTATTAGAGTAAATAATGTTAGACGTACAAGTGTTTGGTCTATGAATACAGCATCTTGCAAGGAAGCTCACTTTGCAGTTTTTCCAGAAGAATTACCAGCTTTATGTATTAAGGCTGGAAGTAAAGAAGGTGATACTGTGCTTGACCCTTTCATGGGTAGTGGTACAACAGCATATGTAGCACAAGAGTTAGGAAGAGAATGGGTTGGTATTGAATTAAACCCAAAATACGTTGAAATAATAAAGCGAAAAACAGCGCAAAGCACGTTGTTTTAAAAGGAGAAATACTATGGAGTTAACTCTACCATATGACAATGAAACTGAGGATGCAATTCTCGGTGGTGTCATACATAATCCTTTAGAGTATGATTCTGTTAGTAAGTACATAAGCAATAATGATGTGTTTTATCAAAGTAAAGCACAATTACTATGGAATAAACTAACTGAAATGAAAAGAGGCAATCAGCATATTGATATGAGAACTGTTTGCTCGGCTCTAAATGATAAGGAAACTAAGAAAGGCTTAACTGCCTACTACGTAACTAAATGCACATCAGGAGCGCCTGCAAAAGGCATGTGTGAATACT